ATTTCTTGCATATCGCCGGTTTTTACTCATTTGCAGGTTCGGCGGTCAAAATGCCTAGGGTCGCGGTGCCGGTCGAGCGGAAACGCAAGCTGGGGAATCCGTCGAAGGAGAAGTTGCCGAAGCAGGTTTTCGTCGCTGAGCAGGTGTCTGGGATCCCGGATCCGCTCGCTGAGTTGGGTCCGGCGGGTCGCGCTACGTGGGATCGGCTCTGGTCGTCGGGTGCGTCGTGGATTTCGGGCCGGACTGACATCGATTGGGTGCAGCTGTTGTGCGAGTGCGTCGATGAGCGGGCGGTTCTGCGGAAGCAGGTGTTCGACGGCAGCGACTGGCGTGACCGGGTGGGGCTGCGGAATCTGGAGGCGGAGATCCGGGTGATGTATTCGATGCTGGGGTTCTCGCCGGTCGATCGGAGCAAGATGGGCGTGGGTGAGGTGCGGCCGGGTTCTGTCCTGGACGAGTTGCGGTTGAAGCGTGAGCGTCGGTCGGGGCCGGTGTCGTGACGGTGGCGGGATGGCCGCCGGCGATCCTGACACGAGTGTCGGATGCGGAGCGGGCTGCGGGTGACGGGTTCGAGGTTGCGGAGTTCATCGAGTCTTTGTGCGTGCAGGTGAAGGATTCGATCGGGGGTAAGGCGGGCAGTCCGCTTCTGCTCCGGCCGTGGCAGAAGATGCTCCTCGGTGACGTGTTCGCTCGGCGTGCGGATGGCCGGCGGAAGCACCGGACGGCGATCATCGGCATGGCGAGGAAGAACGGCAAGAGCGCACTGGGGTCTGGTATTGCGCTTCATGCGCTGATGCTCGGGTCGAATGGCGGCGAGGTGTATTCGTGCGCGGCGGATCGTGACCAGGCGCGGATCGTGTTCGGTGATGCGAAGAAGATGATCGAGGCGAGCAAGGAACTGTCGGCGATGTGCAAGATCTACCGGGATGCGGTGGAGGTCGTGTCGACCGGCTCGGTCTATCGGGTGCTCTCGTCGGAGGCGTACACGAAGGAAGGATTGAGTCCGACGTGCGTGATCTATGACGAGTTGCATTCCGCGCCGAATGACGAACTGTGGAACGTGATGACGTTGGCGCAGGCGGCTCGGGTGGATTCGATCACGATCGCGGTGACGACGGCCGGGGTCCGCACCGATGTGACGGGGTCGGATTCGACGGCGTACCGCCAGTTCCTGTACGGGCAGAAGGTCGCGACAGGCGAGGTGATTGACCCGTCGTTCTTCATGGCGTGGTGGAAAGGCTCTGACACGGCGGATCATCGTGACCCGGAGTCGTGGCTTGCCCCCAATCCCGGCTATGGAGACATCTGCGACGCGGAGGACTTCGTGAGCGCGGTGAAGCGGACACCTGAGAACGAGTACCGGATCAAGCGGATGAACTGCTGGGTGAACTCCTCCCATGCCTGGCTGCCGGCGGCGACGTGGGAGAACCTCAAGGTCAAGCGTGTCGTGGATCGTTCGGTGCCGGTGGTCCTCGGCTTCGATGGTTCGTTCTCCGGGGATGCGACGGCGTTGATCGGTTGCACCGTCGAGGAGAATCCTTATGTGTGGGTCATCGAGGTGTGGGAGAAGGGGCCGGGTGATCCTGATGAGTGGCGTGTCCCGATTACGGAGGTGGAGTCGCGGATCATGCAGGCGTGCGGTGAGCTGGACGTGCTGGAGGTGGCGTGCGATCCGTATCGTTGGGCGCGGTCGATGGAGGCGCTGGGTGACGCGGGTGTCCCGATCTCGGAGTATGCGTCGAGCAGTCCCGCTCGAATGGTTCCGGCGAGTGCGAAGTTTTATGACGCGGTCATGAGCGGCACGATGCAGCATGACGGCGACCCGGTCCTGCGGAGGCATATTGGGAACTGCGCGGTGAAGACCGATCGCCTGGGGCCGCGCATCGTGAAGGAGCATAGGCAGTCGTCCAGGCGTATCGACGCGGCGGTCGCTGCCGTTATTGCGTTCGACCGGGCCACGTCGCGGTCCATTCTTGTGCAAGAATTGGTAGCGCCCGGATACTGGGCGACATGAGGAGGCTACGGATGGCCGTGATCGTGCAGGGCGCGGGCCTGTTCCTCGTGAATGTGGGCGTGTTTGTGTGGAGTATTCCGGCGGGTTTCGTTTCGCTGGGATTGACGGGCGTCCTCGTCGGCGTCACTTTGGAGCGAATTGATGCTGGGTAGCCTTCTTCGGCCGCGTGAGGAACGCGCCGTGTCGTTCCAGACGATCTTCGCCAGTGGCGGGAATCTTGCTCAGGAGACATACGCGGGCACCGTCGTCACGTACGACACGAGCATGAAGATCGGCGCGGTGTATGCGTGCGTCCGGTTGCTCGCCGACACGATCTCAACGCTTCCGGTTGACACGTTCTACCGTGAGGGCGGGTCGCGGCTGGTGTTCCGGCCGAAGCCGATCTGGGTGGAGACACCCGACATCGGGATGGCTCGGGAGGATTTTCTCCAGCAGGCGATGGTCTCCTTGCTCCTCGACGGGAGCGTGTTCATCAGGATCTTCCGGGGCCGATCGGGTGAGGTCACGAGTCTCACGGTCCTCGATCCGACTCGGGTGGAGGTGCGCCGGAATCCGGCGACCCGCGAGGTCGAGTATGCGATCGACGGTACGGCCGGCGCGGTCCTCACTGCGGCCGAGGTACTGCACATCACGGAGCTGCGGCGGCCGGGTGCGCTGCGGGGGGTCAGCCGCATCGAGGAAGTGAAGCAGATGCTGGGGCTGGCGTCGGCTCTTGAGGAGTTCTCTGCGCGGTTCTTCGGACAGGGGTCGACGACTCAGGGACTCATCGAGTGGCCGGGGAACTTGACGAAGGAGCAGGCGAAGGATCTCGCCGACGGGTTCGAGCAGGGCCACAAGGGGCTACGGCGTGCTCATCGTCCTGGCGTGCTGTTCGGTGGGGCGAAGTTCGTGAAGACGGGTGTCGACCCGAACGAGGCGCAGATGCTGGAGAGCCGGCAGTTCAGCGTGGAGGAAATCGCCCGGATCTTCCGATGCCCGCTGCATCTACTCCAGGTCGCGACACCGGGCGCGATGTCGTACGCGAGCGTGGAGCAGAACGCCATCCAGTTCGCTCAGTACACGCTCCGTCCGATCATCTCGAAGTTCGAGACAGCACTGTCGACGTTGCTGCCGGGACCGGCGTTCGTCAAGTTCAACCTTGACGCGATCCTCAGGGGCGACATTCAGACGAGGTTCGCGGCGTACTCGACGGGGCAGCTGTCAGGGTTCCTCTCGGTCAACGACATTCACCGGCTGGAGGACATGCCCCCGGCGACGGGCGGCGACGAGTACCGGGTGCCGCTCGCGAACGTCAACCTCGCGGCCGCGAACATCGTCGAGACCGATCGCAAGACCCAGATGCTGACCAGGTTGATCATGGCCGGGTTCGACCCAGCAGAGGCATTGAAAGCCCTCGATATGCCTCCGATCATGCACACGGGGATTCCGGTGACGTCGTTGCAGTCGGTGGCGTCGATTAATCCGGCTGATCCTGCGAGCGTGTATCCGTGATGGGAACCTGATGCCGTACTTCATCAGCGACGCGACGGACTGTCCCTCGTGGGCGGTCGTGAAGGCCGACGGCGAGGTCATCGCGTGCCACGAGTCGAAGCAGTCCGCGGTCGACCAGATGGTCGCGTTGTCACTGGCTGAGGACATGGAGCCGGGCGGGGAGATGCGGGCCGCGACTCCTCCTGGCTACATCCGGGGCGCTGCACGCAAGGGGCTGGAGTACAACCGGGCCGGGCTAGGCGGTGACGGGCTGACGGATCAGACGATCCGCGAGGCGCGGCTCATGGCCGACGGGACCGTCAGCGACTCCAAGGCGATTCGGGCGTCGGCGTGGGGGGCACGGCACGCCGTCGACCTTGACGCTTCGCAGAACCGCTACCCACAAGACCCCGGCTTTCCGGGTGCGGGCGCGGTCGCTCATTACCTTTGGGGCATCGACCCGCTCGATCCGGGTCCGGCGCGTGCATGGTTCGACAACCAGGCGAAATTGATCCGAGAGGGAAGCATGGCTGAAAGCAGGATTGCCGGCGGGGAGCCGATCATCATCTGCGACATCGACGGGACCATCCTCGACGGGGATCGTCCGATCGTTGAGACGGTCGCATTCCTCGACGAGTCACCCGAGGACGTCTACATCGTGACGGGCCGCAGTGAGTCCGATCGGGCGTCGACGGAGCGTGCGCTCGCGGCGGCCGGCGTCGATTATGAGGAACTGCTCATGAATCCTGGGTCGACGGCCGACACCCTCAACTTCAAGCGCGAAGCGGCACAACGGCTCCTGGAGGAGTACGACGTCGTCCTCGCGATCGACAACAATGCGTCGATGCGCCGGATGTATCGGGCGCTCGGCATCAAGGCGGTGAATGTCGGCGAGCTTCCGCCGGCCACGAGGAAGGCGACAACAGTCATGGAGACACGGGCACACTTCGTCGACGACATGGAGATCAGGGCGATCGGCGACAAGATGACGTTCAAGGGCTACGCGGCGGTGTTCAACTCGGATTCGGAGCCGCTGCCGTTCATCGAGCAGATCAAGCCGGGCGCATTCTCTAGGACGCTCAAGAGCCGCAACAACATCAGGATGTACGTCAACCACAACGACAGCCAACTCCTCGCGTCGACCCGCTCGGGAACGCTGCGGTTGCAGGAAGACTCGAAGGGACTCCTAGCGGAGGCGGACCTTCCGATGACGACCGACGGCAAGAACATGAGCATCCTGTTGGAGCAGCGGATCGTCGACTCCATGAGTTTCGGGTTCTCGGTTCCTCGCGGCGGCGACACCTGGTCACCCGACGGGTCGCGTCGCACCCTCACCGAGGTCCGGCTGCACGAGGTGTCGGTCGTCACCGGCCAGCCGGCCTACGCGGCGACGACGGCATCAGTGCGGAAACTAGCCGCACGGGTCGCAGTCGACGAGGTGACGCTCGCGGCCGCACTCGTCACCCTCGAATCAGGGGAGCAACTCGACGCGGCGCAAGCGGACCTCATTCGCGGGGTCGTCGACCAGCTCGCACCGAAGGACGTCAAGCCGGACAATTCGCTGATCGTCGCGAAGCAGCTCCTAGCCTTGATGGAGATGCAGGCGTGAGGTAGCATCCGGTTATTGCCGGGCCACGTGAGCCGTGTCCTGGTTGAGTGCGGAGCCGCACTAGTGAACACCTGCGGCAACCCATTCGACTAGGAAGGCACACAATGGACGTCTTGAAGGCCCAGTACGAGGCACGGGCGAAGGATCTCGAAGCCGCGAAGGCAATCGTCGATCTCTGCGCCGCCGAGGATCGCGCAATGACCGTGGACGAGCGCATCGCGTTCGATCGCACCACGGAGGAGTTCTCCCGCCGTTCCACGATGATCGAGGAACTGAAGCGCATGTCGGCCCACGAGGCTGAGGTTCGGGCTTCGCAGGAAGGCCACGAGGATCAGATCCGCCCCGTCGGCCAGGTCGTCAAGCCGTCTAACGACGTCGAGACGATCCGATCGCTTGCTCGTGGCGAGATCCGCTCCGCAGACTTCGGCATGGAGCGTCGCGATGTGCTCACGTCGAGCACGGGCGCACCGGTTCCTACGTCGTTCTATGACCAGGTGATCATGCTGGCGAAGGCTGTCGGCCCGATGCTGACCGTCGCGACGACTCTCAATACCACAGGGGGAGAGTCGATCCAAATTCCAAGATTGAGCACCTATAGCGTGGGCACTGTCAACGCGCAGGGTGCGACCCTCGGCGAGTCCGATCCCGCATTCAGTGCGTTCGTGACCCTCGGGGCATTCAAGTACGGGTTCCTCACGCAGATTTCGCGCGAGCTGCTCGAAGACAGCGGGGTCGATATCCTCGCCCTTCTGGCCCAGAACTGCGGGATCGCCCTAGGAAGCGCCGTATCAACGGCGCTCACGACTGGAACGGACACGACGGAGCCCAACGGTATAGTCACGGCGTCGGGTTCCGCCCTCATCGGTGGCACCGGCCTCGCGGTCACTGGCGCATTCACGTACGAGAACCTCGTCAGCCTGTACTACTCCCTCGATCCGGCTGCGCGTGCGCTGCCGGGTGTCGGGTTCATGGCGAAGGGTTCCTCGATCGCTGCGATGCGCACCCTCAAGGATGGCGCGGGCAACTTCGTCTTCCAGCCGGCAATGTCGGAGTCGACCCCGGATCGTGTTCTCGGTGTTCCACTGATCGAGAATCCGGCGATGGCTGCGATCGGTGCATCCGCGAAGTCTGTTATCTGCGGTCACTTCCCGAGCTACTACGTTAGGACCGTTGGCGGCATCCGGCTCGATCGGAGCGATGACTTCGCGTTCTCCAGCGATCTCATTACCTTCCGCTGCACGTTCCGGGTCGACGGCGATTTGCCGCAGACCTCCCACGTGAAGCACTTCGTGGGCGCTGCAACCTGATTCACCCTCTAGACCCCGACGGTCGGCCCTTTCCCGCAGGTACTGGGCCGGCCGTCGGGCACCTGCGAACAGGAAGGCATCCTGCGGATGGCTCAGAGCAAGAAGAAGAAGGCACCACGCTCGGCGAGCCGGGCGATCCTGTGGAACTCGAACTCCCCGTGGGCACGGTCAGGGTATGGCGGCCAGACGGCGCAAGTGACGACGAGGCTGCAAGCGGCGGGGCATCGGCTCGCGATCGCATCGAATCACGGCCTAGAGGGCACGACCCTCGACTGGCATGGAATCCGGCAGTACCCGCGAGGGTTCGATATCCACTCGAACGATGTCGTGCCGGCGCATTACCAGGCGTGGGCGCATGAGCACGAGGATCTCGACCCGCTCCTCGTCACCCTCTATGACGTCTACGTGTTCGGGGGGCCGCAGTGGGATGCGATCCCGCAGATCGCCTCATGGGTGCCGATCGACCACACCCCGGTTCCGCCGAAGGTCGAGAAGTGGTGCGCTCGGAAGAACGTGACCCCGTTGGCGATGTCGCGGTTCGGGGAGGCGATGCTTGCGAATGCCGGCATCGACTCGATCTACGTGCCGCACGGCATCGACCCGATCTTCAAGCCGACCCAGAGCATCACGGCGGGCGGCAAGGAGTTGACGGGCCGGGAGTTCATGGGGATCGACGAGGATAGGTTCGTGTTCGGGATGGTGTCCGCGAACAAGGGCATGGTCCCGAATCGCAAGTCATTCCCGGAGACGTTTTTGGCGTTCGCGATGTTCGCGAAGCATCACCCCGACGCCGTCCTCTACATTCACACGGAGGATCGCGGTGCGATGTCGGGGATCAACCTCTTAGAGCTGGCTGCGGCGTGCGACCTGAAGACGGACCAACTGCGGTTCGTCGACCAGTACGTGTTCCGCAGCGGGGTCGGGAATGATCTCCTGGCAGCGATATACACGGCGATGGACTGCCTCTTGATCCCGTCGATGGGCGAGGGGTTCGGCATTCCGCAGGTTGAGGCGCAGGCGTGCGGCACGCCAGTCATCTGCACGAACACGACGGCGTCACCGGAGCTGCTCGGCGACGGGTGGCTCGTGGAGGGGCAGCCGTGGTGGGATGCGATGCAGACCGCGTGGATGGTCACCCCGTCGGTGCCGTCGCTCATCGAGGCGATGGAAGCGGCCTATGCCCGTGGGCGCGGCCAGTCGCAGATCGCCCAGGACTTCGCCAGCCAGTACGGCGCGGACTTCGTGTTCAACAATTACTGGCTCCCGGCGATGGAGGCACTGCGGTGATCCCGTGCATGATCGTCCCGATCCTGAAGGGGCCGGATATCCTGCGACGGATGCTCGACACGATCGACTACCCGATCAGGAAGTTGATCATCATCGACAACGGGGACGCGCTGCGCGAGTCGGCCGGCTGGCCGGTTGAGCATGTGCAGTCGACGAAGGTCATCAAGATGCCGGCGAACCTCGGGGTCGCGGGCAGTTGGAACCTCGGGATCAAGGCTGATCCGTTCGCCCCCTGGTGGCTGATCAGCAACTTCGACGTCGAGTGGCCGGCCGGGTCGCTGCGCATGTTCGCGGAGCAGGCCGGGGAGGGCGTGCTCCTCGTGGATTCTCCGCAGCCGTACTGTGCGTTCGCGGTCGGCGAGGATGCCGTGCAGCGCGTCGGACTGTTCGACGAGGGCTTCCACCCGGCGTATTTCGAGGACAATGATTACGAGATGCGGTGCGCGATCGAGGGCGTCAAGGTGAAGCGTTCGACTATCCCGGTCGTGCATCACAATTCGTCGACGCTCGGATTCTTCGGCGAGATCAACAACCGCACGTACGCGAGCAACGCGGAGTACATGGATCGCAAGCGGTCCAATCCTGGTCCGGGCGGATGGAGCCTCGAACGACGGAGGGCAAACTCGTGGGACTGATGGCCGAGCGATACACGGACTTCAAGCGGCGGAATGCGGGGGAGACGATCTACGTCGTCGGATCCGGCGCGACCCTCGACTACGTCCCTCGTGGATTCTTCGACGGCAAGACCGTCGTGTGCGTAAACCGATCAGGGGAGGCGCTGGGGCTTGACGAGTTCTACTCCGTCACCCACTACCACTTGGACGCGCACATCCTCGCGGATGCACGGCCGGATCTCCCGGTGATCGTCCCGATGGTCGAGCAGGGCATCGGCTACCCAGCGAAGACACGACCGACGCAGCCGAACGTCCACTTCGTGGAGACGAATCCGCAGATGTACTCGCAGTTCGACACGGCGGAGCACTGGCCGACGCACGACGATCACCTCGTGTGCGGGCCGACGAGCCTGCATATGGCGATGCATTTCGCGGCGTATCTCGGGGCGCGGTTCATTGTCCTCGCGGGCGCGGACTGCGGCATCCTCGACGATCGGGATGCGGTCGACGGGTATGCGCCAGGTGATCCGAAGCCGTTCACGGTGTGGGAGCAGCAGCTCCCGAAGGTCGCGAAGAAACTCCGGTCGATGGGTGTCGGTGTCGTGTCGCTGAATCCGTTCGTGAACCTCGCCCTTGAAGGGCATCGGTTCCGGGGACCGTCGGTCACGATTAACGGCTGATTTGTTCGGTATGATCACCGTGGAGGGAAGATGACTGCTTACGCGAGTCTTGCTCAGGTGAAGGCGGCTCTACGGATCACCGACACCGTGGACGACACGCTGCTGGAGATGGCGCGTGTCGCGGCCTCGGACCTGATCGACGGCTATTGCGGGCGGACCTTCGACTCCTCGGGCACGGTCACGCGAGTGTTCGCCCCATCGGACGACTACGTGCTCCAGACTGATGACATCGCCGGCACGGCGCTGACGATCACTTCGTCGACGGGTGCGGACGGCGTATTCGACACGACGTGGAAGACGACGGACTACCAGCTGGAGCCGCTCAACGGTGTCAGCAACGGTCAGGCGGTGCCGTACACGCGCATTCGGGCGATCCAGGACTACTTGTGGCCGGTTGCCGGCGGTGAGGCTACGGTGCGCGTGAGGGGCGTGTTCGGGTTCCCGTCGAATCCTCTCGTCATCACGCAGGCGACCGTCCTGCAAGCCTCAAGAATTTTTACCAGATTGCAAAGTCCCTTGGGGGTTGCAGGCTTCGGAGAGGCTGGGGTTATCAAGGTGACGCGGGCACTCGACCCGGACGTCGCCGCACTGGTCGAGCCGTACCGTCGGATCGTCGGCGTCGCATGACGGTAACCGTCGGGGCGCTGCGGGCCGGGCTGGCGACGAACCTCGCGACGATCACGGGGCTGCGGGCGAATGCGATCCAGCCCGACAATCCGACCCCTCCGCAGGCGATCATCTTCCCGACGTCGATCACATTCGACCGGACGTTCAAGCGCGGACTCGACGAGTACGCCTTCACTGTCACCCTCATCGCTGGCCGTCAGGATGCCAGGAATGGCCAGTCGATCATGGACGGCTACTGCGCACCGACCGGCAGCGGGTCGATCAAGACGGCGATCGAGTTCGATCGGACGCTCGGAGGGGTCGCGCAGACGCTGCGGGTCACCGAGCTATCGGCCTACGGATCGACCAGTATTGGGGATACGATCTACCTCACTGCGGATTTCACGGTCATCGTCTACGCATAAGGGAGTAAGGAAATGGCGAAGTTCGTCAGCAACGATTACAAGATAACGATTAACGGGACGGACTTCAGCCAGTCCATCGCCCAGGTCAACCTTGAGATCTCATCCGATGACGTCGAGACGACGGCATTCGGCGGCACGTTCCGCACCCGTATCGGCGGGTTGAAGGATGGCACGCTGCAGCTCGACTTCATGCAGGACTTCGCTGCATCGAGCGTCGATGCGACTCTGTTCCCGCTCCTCAACACCATTGCGACTGTCGTCATGACCCCGACGTCGGGCACCGTGTCGGCGACGAACCCGTCGTACACGGCGCTTTGCCTCGTCAACCAGTACACCCCGTTCGCTTCGAGCGTGGGCGACCTGGCGACGCTGTCCGTTTCGTGGCCGACGTCCGGGACCGTCACCCGCGGCACCGTCTAACCGAGGGGTCACCTGCGATGATCAAGCGAATCCCCCTCAAAGTCGAGTACGTCGACGGCACGATCGAACGTGCGCTATGCACGGGCGCGGACTCGATCACGTTCGAGCGGACCTACGACCTGGGCACTGATCAGGTCGGCAAGCGACTCGAATACGTGTGGTTCCTTGCGTGGGCGGCATTGACGCGGACGGGGAAGGTCACTCGCACGTTCGAGGAGTGGCTCCCTACCGTGGAGGGTGTCGGCGACGACGAGGAAGCGGAGGGGCAAAAGGAGATCCGCCCTTTGGAGAAGGCAGCACTCACTTCACCCTCGTCCACCTTGCCTACGAGTTCGGACTTCCTCCTTCAGTGATCCTGCAGGAGTCGGATCGGATGCAGATCACGATGTTGCGTTACCTGCGGTGGCGTCATACCCAGCACGGCGACGGACGGAGGCGATCCAAGTGATGAAGGTGAAGGTCACGGGTGAGCAGCGGGCCGTCGCAGTCCTGAAGGCATTCGATCGTGACGTGTTCAAGGGGATCGACAAGGGGCTGAAGCAGGCGGGTGAAGTGCTGCGGGACGAGGTCCGGTCGAAGACCCCAACGTCGGGGCCGTTGTCGAACTGGGGTCGCTGGAATGCGACGAAGGTGACCCGCAAGGGCGTGTCCACGACGAAGGATCTGTCCTATAACGCGACGAAGGTCCGCACGGGCATCAAGGTGAATACGACGCAGCCGAAGAAGGTGTCGACGGGCGGGCAGTTCCGTGTCGCGGTCGCGACGATGTCGCCGGCCGGCGCTATGTATGCGATGGCCGGGTCGAACAAGAAACCGCCGCCCGCTCCTGGCACTGGTTACCGTGGTCAGTCATTCGCGAACAACCTGAACAATCGGGCGGGCCGGAAGTATGCACGCGGGTTGAATGAGGCAGCGAACAACAGGCCGGTCGTCGCCAGGGCGAAGCAGAAGGTCGCTGAAGTGATCCGGGAAGCGGAACGTCGAGCAGACAGAATCCTTGGAGGGCGACGCTGATGGCAATCGACATTGTCATCCAGGGGGATTACAACGACCGGGATATAAAGCGGGCGCAACGCGACCTCGACCTCCTCGGCAACCAGTCGGGGATGACTGGCGCGGCATTCACGAAGATGGCGGGCTTCGCTGCCGGCATGGGTGCCGCAGTCGGGACCGCTGCGATTCAGGCGGTCCAAGCCGGCGCGCAGATGGCGGTCACATTCGGTGTCGATGGCGTGAAGGCGTTCCTCGACGATGAGGCGGCAGCGGCCCGGCTGGCGAAGACGATGGAGAACCTCGGACTTGCGCAGGCGACGAGCGCGGTCGAAGCGAACATCGACGCATTGCAGCGGCAAACGGGTGTCGCCGACGACCTCCTTCGTCCGGCGTTCGATCGGCTCGTGCGCAGTGTCGGGAGCGTCGACGAGGCGAACAAGCTCCTCGCCTTGAGTCTCGACGTCAGCGGTGGAACGGGCCGTTCGCTGGAATCCGTAGTCCAGGCTTTGGGCAAGGCATTTGACGGAAATACGGGCGGACTGTCACGGCTCGGGGCGGGCCTCGACAAGGCGACGCTCAAGACCGGCGACATGGACCTGATCACGAAGCAGCTCGCGGACACGTTCGGCGGGCAGGCAGCCGTGAAGGCTGGAACCTTCCAAGGCCAGATCGACCGCGTTAGCGTCGCATTCGGGGAACTTCAGGAGAGTTTCGGAAAAGCGTTCATTGAGGGTGTCGTATCCAATTTCAGCGAAGGCACTGACGCTGGCGACGCGCTCAGTCAAACCTTGAACGATCTGACTCCTGCGATTGAGGATCTCGGCACGGCGCTCGGCAACCTAGCCTCGAACACTCCGCAGGCGTTCGAGTTCGCGAAGGGGTTTCTCAACGACCTAGCCGTCATCCGTGACCAGGTGCTGCTCCTCATCGCATCGTTGAAGGCTGCGGGGCAGGCGATGACTGGCGACTTCGCCGGGGCTGCTGCGACGATGGAGGCGGCGAATGCGGCGCTGAAGAAATCGATGGATGCGCGGACTGAGGCGTATACGAAGGCGTTCGCCGCTGAGACTGGGCTGAAGACTGCTACCTCTGCGACGGTGTCGGCGGCACTGGCGGCCGGCACTGCGCAAGGATCACTGTCGTCGCAGATGTCCGGCACGGTCGGGGCGGCTCTCGCGCTTGGCAACGCGATGGGGGCTACGGCGAAGGCAACGGACGACGGAACTGGGGCAAGTCTCGGCGGAAGTGCAGCGAGCGCAGCGGCGAAGGTAGTGGTCCTCACGGATAAGCAGAAGAGCCTCGCGTTGACGATGGCCGGCAGCCAGGTCGCGCTCGCGCAGGCAACGAAAGACCTCGAATCCCTCACGAAGGCGTCTGACGATTATGCGGCGTCGATCACCGGCGCGATCAAGGGGACCGTCGACCTGTCGACGGCGTTCAGCGCAGCGCAGAAGGCCAGCCAGGAAGGGACGCTCGCAGCGGGAGAGTCGGTCGTGTCGACGACGATCGCGAACTTCCGGGCGCAGATCGTCGCGGCGCAGCAGTTCGCGGATTCGCTGAGGAATGTTGCAGGCGCTGGCGGATCGCAGGCACTCATCGATCAGATTCTTCAGGTCGCTGCGACTCAGGGGCCGGGAGCGGGCGAGTACCTCGCGAACACTCTCGTCAATGATGGTGTCGTTCCCGAGTTGACGGCGCAGCTCGCTGCGTTCGACGTGTTCGCGGGCGAGGCGGGCACGGCGATGGCGGACAATTTCTTCGCGCAGGGCATCACGGATGCGGTAGCACTGCTCAACGGGCTGAGCACCGAGGTCGCCGCTCAGCAGAAGATGCTCGACCGGCTGGGGAAGAACATTGGCTTGCCGATCGCTGCCGCCATCTCGCAGGAGATCGCGCAGGCTATCCGCGACGGTCTCGCGGACGGCCGGGCGGTCGCCGCTCGGCGTCGTGCGGAAGCGTTCGCGGCTGCGTCGTTCGTTCCGATCACTGTCGCGCCGGGAACGACGGGCGCTACGGCATCGTCGCCTGGTGGCGGATTCCTCCCATCCGATATTGCCGGCTTCGCTAATGGCGGCCCGGTGATGGGCGGGAAGCCGATCATCGTCGGAGAGAAGGGGCCGGAACTGTTCGTGCCGGGCAGCAGCGGCAGCGTCGTCCCGAATAACGCGATGGGCGGGAACACGTACTCGATCACGGTGCAGGCGGGGGTCGGTGATCCTCGTGCGATCGGGCAGTCGATCGTCGAGTACGTGAAGAAGTTCGAGCAGGCCAACGGGCCGGTCTTCCGGGCCGCATGACGTTACGCGCCCAGATCGCCTTCGACCTGTCCTACACGACGGGCGTCAACTTCTTCACCCTCGACGACACCGATAAGGGCGTGCTCGACAACACTCAGTATGTCCTCGGCGGCGATGCCCTCATCGACGTCACGCAGTACCTGCGGAGCGTGCAGGTCGACAGGGGCCGTTCGCGGACGCTGGAGAAGTTCACCGCCGGGCAGTGCAACATCACCCTCGACAACCGGACGCGCATCTTCGACCCTACCTACGCGGCTGGACCGTATTACACGCAGATCCTCCCGAGGAAGCAGATCGTCATCGACAACGATGGCGAGGAGTTGTTCTCCGGGTTCGTTGAGGACTGGAACTTCGCCTACCCGTCCTCCGGGTTCGACGCGGTCGCTTCGGTGTCGGCGTCGGACGGGTTCACGATCCTCGCGCAGCAGACGATGACGGCCGGCACTCAGGTCGCGCAGTTGTCCGGGCCTCGCGTGACGGCGGTCCTCGACCAGGCGGGCTGGTCGAGCGTGAAGCGGGACATCGGGCCGGGCCAGTCCACCCTCGACGCGGACGTCGTGTCGGCGACCACCAATGTCCTCTCCTACTTGCAGCTGGTGGAGACGAGCGAGTTCGGTGCGCTGTTCATCGGCCGGCAAGGAGCACTCACGTTCCGGGACCGGGCGCAGTTGCAGGCATTCACGACGGGGATCACGTTCGGGCCGACCGGTATCCCATACCGCGACATATCCGTGGTGTGGGGAACTGAGGAAATGAAGAACACCGTGTCGGTGACGTACACGGCCGGCGGGACCGTCGCTGGCACGGCACTCGCCGAGGACACCGCCGCCCAGGCGGCGTACGGCGTCATGGACGTCAACTACGCCACGATCATGTCCAGCTCGGTTGAGGCGTCCGCGATGGCATCATGGCTCGTCGGCCTCTACGCGCAGCCCCAGTACAGGGTCGACACCCTCACCGTGTCCCTCGACGGGATCACGGCCGGCCAGAAGGCGAGCGTCCTCGATCTCGAACTCGGCGACGTCGTCACCGTCGGGTTCACCCCGTCATCCATCGGGTCGGCAATCTCGCAGATCGTGTCCATCGACAAGATCTCGCATCAGGCGTTGCCGGATCGGCATGACGTGACGTTCACCCTGTCGGAAGCGCTCGCGGCGTTCATCCTCGATGACGCTACCTTCGGCGTCCTCGACGACGATATATTGGGATTCTAGGAAGGAGAGGCATGGTTGCTTTCACGGCAGGGGCGGTCCTCACGGCCGCGAACCTGAACACCGCATTCAACGCGCTCACGCTGCGGACGGTCACCTCGACCTCCGACACACTGGTCCTCGCGGACAACGGCGGCGGGGTGACCTACTCCAACGCCAGCGCGACCACGTCGACCATCCCGCCGAACTCGTCGGTCGCATTCGCGACGGGAACGAAGATCGTCCTCATCAACCTCGGGGCCGGTGTCGTGACGGTCACGGCAGGCGCAGGCGTCACGATCAACGGGGCGACCTTGACGCTGGCGCAGAACGCGGGCGGAACGTGCATCAAGACCGCGACGAACACCTGGTCGTTCCTCCCTTTTTCTAGCGGAGTCGGCGCTGCCAATTTCTCGGACACGGCGACCGGCTCCTACACCGGCTACAAGTACCTGACCTTCACGACGAGCGGCACCATCAATATTTCAACGGCTGGTTTCGCAGATGTCTACATCGTTGGCGGCGGGGGTGCGGGCGGCTACAACGCGGGCGGCGGTGGCGGTGGCGGCGGTGTCGTCGCAATCACGAACGCTTATCTGCCAGCGGGCTCCCTTACCGTGACGATCGGCGCTGGCGGTTCAGCCTCGGGAAATACGCCCAATAATGGCCTCCCATCAAGACTTGATTCGTATTTCGCCCCCGGCGGTGGCGCAGGCGGCGGCACCAGTTCATTGAACGGGGATAACGGAAAGAATGGTGCCAGCGGCGGAGGCGGCCAGAAAACTTCCGGCACAGGCGGCAGTGGTGACGCTGGCACGACTATAGGCAGGAACGGCGGGACAGGCTCAGCCTCAACCGCGGGCGGTGGCGGTGGCGGCGGTAGTGCAGTCGGAGCGGTCGGGTCCGGTACTACGGGCGGGGCTGGCGGCGCAGGAACTGGCACGACAATCGCAGGAACAACACCGACCGGCGCGTACGTCGCCGGAACATTCACGGCTGGCGGCGGCGGCGGTGGCGGCGGCACCGGCGCTGCGGGTGCGGGAGGCTCGGGCGGTGGCGGCAACGGTGCGACCGCTGGCGCTGGGACGGCTGGAACCGCAAATACCGGAGGCGGTGGCGGCGGTACAGGCGCTTCCGCATCATTTGGCGGCAATGGCGGCGGCGGTCTAGTAATAGTGAGGGTGGCGGTCTAGATGGCTCATTTCGCGCAGGTCGACGAGTACGGCATCGTCCGGGACGTCATCGTGATCGCCAATGCCGATTGCGGCGGCGGCACCTTTCCAGACTCGGAACCGGTCGGGCAGGCATTCATAAACGGCCCGCACCCCGACTGCCTTGCCCTCGATGGTGTTTGGCGGCAGACGAGTTATTCAGGCTCGTTCAGGGGCTGCTTCGCTGGAATCGGATTCTCGTACGATCCTGCACTTGACATCTTCGTGCAGCCAGCAGCACCCGAAGCGCCATGATGTTCCTGCGGTTGCCGGATGATGTCGTGTCCGACTGGGCAGAGGACACCGAATATGACGACTGATCCGCTCGCGTTCGTCGGGCTGGCCGTGGCGCTCCTCGCGGGCCTGTCGTGGATCATCCGGGCACAGATCTCCATGTCGAAGCAGTTCACGCCGAACGGCGGGTCATCGCTCAGGGATGCGATAAACCGACTGGAAGCAGACGCGCGGGACATGCGCGCCGACGTCAAGGAGTTGCGCAACCGTTCCGACGAATCGAACGAGCGGATCATCAATTCCGTCGGGAAAGTCCACGCCAGGCTCGATGAGCACGTGCGGGACCACCTCACGAAGGGACAGTCATGAGGACTAGGAAGTTCTGGGAGGACGCCGGCGAACGGTGCGTCCGCACGATGGCGCAGGCACTCCTCGCACTCATGGGCACCGACGCCCTCGGCATCGTCGGCCTCGACTGGGCACAGATGGGCAGCGTCGCAGTCGGGGCCGGCATCATGAGCATCCTCACCGCGATCGTCGCCACCGGCATCGGAGACAAGGGCACTACACAACTACTGAAGGAGAAGCCATGAGCGTCATGTTCGAGGAGCAGGTCCCGGTCGAGCCGGAGGACGGCGGGGAGTTCGTCGACATCGAGGAGGCGGGCGAGGATGGCGAAGAAGTATCTGACTAGGAACGTCAACGAGGTCATCACCTGGTCACGGAATCAGGTGAAGGATCCGACGCAGGACTGGACCGGGCTCTGCCAGAGTCACTGCCGGCAGGCGTATGGCGTGCCGGCGTGGGCCGGGTCAGCGATCATCGCATGGAACAAGATCCCCGCAGCGCAGAAGCACCCGTCCGCGCACCCGGCCGACGCGCCACGCGGCGCACTCCTCTATTACGACATCGGCCAGTTCGGGCATGTCGCGATCGCGATCGGCAAGCGCACGTCGTCGAGCTGCCTCTCCAACGACTACATCCGCAAGGGCATGATCGACGCCTGTTCGCGGGAGTTTCCCCGCTGGGGCGTCAAGTACCTCGGCTGGTCGACGTGGACGCCGTACGGGAGCCTTCGACTCGACTGATCGTGACGATGTCGCCCCAGCCTTCGGACGGGATCGACGCGATCGCTTCGGGCATCCTCGCGGCGTGGCTACGGATTATCCCCTCGGGCACGCCGCTCGACCCCCGCTCGGCCTGCCGGGATAGGCACGTCGCCAGGTCGGTGTCGACGATGACGATGCGGGTGTGCGCGGAGGCGAACCGGGCGATCGTCAGCCAGTCGCGGCGGTCCTGCGGCTTCGTCGAGCAGGCGTCGACGATGACACTGCGGCCTCGTCGGAGCAGGTCGGGGGCGAGGAGCTTGATCCCCGCGAGCTGGTTCGGGCTGGACCGCCGGCCGATCGCCGACATGCGGCGCACCATCTCCGTCGACAGCAGCTCCTCGGTGGTGCGGTTGCGGGCGATCCAGTACGACTTGCCGGCACCCGGCGGGCCGCACATCACAGTCAGGGTCACGTCCCGCATCCGGTGATCGTACCGGGACAGCAATACGCCCCGCAGGCTGGTCAATCCTGCGGGGCGTATCAATGTGCCAGATTAGTGCGCTATGCCTCCACGGTCGCCGTGGTGGCTTCCTGCACGTACTTCATGACCGTTGGGCGGCTGAAACCGGAGATCTTCGCCAGCTCGACGATGCTCATGCCGTTCCAGTAATTCCGTCGCATCGCCGAGATCAGGTTGTCGCGGGTCCGGTCGACGACGCGCAGCGCAATCTGATGCTGATGCGCAGCCTCCACGAGGTACTCGGCCTCAGTCATCGTCACGACGTCACCAGGTCGGACTGGTCGAGGATCTCGAAGTCGTCGCGGTCGTCGCCGAGGGTAACCCGGTCCTCGATGAACGTGAGGGCCTCGTCACGGCTCGGGAACGACACCATGAGGCGGGTGAGGTGATACACGCGGTAGCTCATGCGAGATCCCCCCACGTGAATCCACCGGCCGACAGTTCGGCGTCGATGCGGGCAATGATGACGGCGTGCTGCTCGCGACTGATCCGGCCCTCAAGTCGGGCGTCGTTCGCTGCGATGGTGCGGTTGCGGATTTCGGTGATCATTTGGTGCCTCGCGGTTGCTGTTGTGATGTCTCAATTATGAGGGCAAACCCCCCAGACTGTCAAGACCTTTACAGGCTATGGGACGAGTCGGTCGCAGCCGTGGCCGCCCGACCAATGCCTCCAGCCCCTCGGGATCAGGATGACGAACGCGAACGCCGCGTCCTGGTACTCCTCACGCCACTGCTTGATCGGCGTCGAGTGGAGTCGGGCGAGGATCCTGCGGGCCTGCGGTCGTGGCATCCCGGCGTCACGCAGCCGCGAGTACACGTTCCAGCCGGCACCACGCCGCCACGAATTATCGAGGAACTGGTACTTCCCTTGAGCCGAGCTGACGGGGTTCTGCGCTCGCGGGTTGCCGTGCGACTCGCGGTTCACGACGCAGTCCCGGAAGGGTTCCCACACGGCTGGGATGCGGGCCGCAGTCGAGACGATGCGGGCCTGGGCGATTGCTGGTTGTTCGTTGGGGATGATCATTGATGCTGCGAATAGCAGATTCTCTAACATTGATTGTCCGATCACTGGGGGACAGGGACGGCGCACGATGGGCGCAAAGACCGGGAATCTCACCGGGTCAACTGTTTCGACCCTAGCATCAGGGCATGGAGTTGTTCATGCTTCTTGAATTACTCGTGTGTGTCGTGCTCCTCGTCCTCGCCGGCCGTGGCCGTGGATGACCCGTGGGTCGAGCGGGCCGCCTGCCGGGACGTAGACCCTGATCTCTGGTTCGCAACCGACCGGGCCTCATACGAGCACGCCCAGGCGGTGCGCATCTGCGGCGAATGCCAGGTGAAGACGCAATGCCTGCGGGTCGCGAGAAAACGACGCGAGAGGCATGGCATCTGGGGCGGTGTCGACTTCAACAAATGAGAAAGCCCCGACCATGATGGCCGGGGCTGACTCACTGCGGGCTACTTGCGGAAGTCGACGATCTCGACCCGCAGGCCCAACGCCTCGAAGTCCTCCCGCAGCTTCCCGAACCGCTTGAGCGGGGTCGAGAGCCTCGTGAACGGGATCTCGGTCTTCGGCATCGTCAACGCGAAGATGACCGTCTTGCTGGACTTCTGCTTCTTGCTCATTGCTGCTCCTCTGTTGTGTTGGGATGGTGCGTGCGCCCCTCGGAGTCGAACCGAGGCGAAGACCGTCAGCGCGGGCCGGGCTAGTCCTGGTCGATGACGTGCGGGCCGAAGTCCAGGCGGGTCGGGCAGTCGAAGCCGGTCAGTCCGCTCGATGTCGTCCCGCCGTTGCCTCGTGCCGTGTCGAACAGCGCGCCGTCCTCGGCCAAGTCGCGCATGAGGTTCGCTCCGCAGTCAATGCAGACCAGCTCGGTGATGAGATTCTGAATCATGGTGTCTCCTCTGTGTAGTTGGATTTGCCTTGCGTGCGCCCCTCGGAGTCGAACCGAGGCGAAGACCATCAGCGCGAGTTGGTGCGGTTATTGAACTCGGCGGTGACGCTTGCGAGGCTGCCGACAACCTGCGGCATCCCGTTCAGTGCGAGAATCCCGCGTGCGCCGTTGGAGAAGAGCGTCCACGTTGCGCCGCAGTCAATGCCGGACGCTACTTCGACTGCTCCAGCGAGCGGGGCGTACTTTGCGGGACTGAATGCCTGCCCGGTGATCTTCTTGGCGCACTCGCTGCCAACGGTCGATCCATCGGAAAGAACGGCAATCCAGCGAACGTTCGTCCTGCCGCATTCCTGGCAGCATCCCTCGCCCTGTCGGTCGAGAACCTTCGTGATGCTGAGCTTCGTTGTTGTCATGTCTCCATTATGACCCCCTCTCAGGGTGACTGTCAAGCCCTTTACACACTTTCCGGGAAATCTTTTTTCGCCCCCCTACTGGACACGATCGACGATCACCCGCTACCGTGGGAGCCCCCTAGATAAGGTGAGAACATGGCAAACGTTAACGTGCTCCTCAGCCGGCGGGACGTCGCCGACCTCATGGGCCTGTCCGTCGAGACCATCAAGACACACCGCGCAGACGGGGCCATGCCGGACCCCGACCTCGTCATCGACTCCAAGCCGCTCTGGCGACGCGACACGATCGACCTGTGGATCGCCAGGCGGGCCGCGAAGTGATCACCGTCGAGGACGTCGCGCGTGTCCTCGCGTGGGCGGACGGCGGGACACCGGCCGAAGTAGCGGCCGCCCCGAAGGCGATCCTGTGGCTCGACGCCGCGCAGCAGTGCCTAGAGGACATCGGAGGCGCAGCATGAAGCACGGAAGCCTCACTGCCTACGCCAAGCACGGCTGCCGGTGCGAGCCATGCAGGGCAGCGGCAGCAAGAGCGTCGAAGGCGTGGCGACGCGACCATTACCTCGGCATCGTCAAGCTCGTCGACGCGCAGCCATTGAAGGATCACGTCGCGATGCTGATGGCGTCCGGGATGTCGTTCCGGGCGATCGCCCTCACCGCCGGCTACACGTCCCGCAATGCTCTCGCCGACTCCATGACCCGCAGCCGGGTACGGCCCGCCACGATGGCCCGGATCCTCGCCGTCAACCCGAAACGCGACAACAGGCGCGACGGCTACGTCGACGCGACCGGCAGCCGCCGGAGACTGCAGGCGCTCGCCGTCAACGGCTACTCCACCCGCTACCTCGCAGGCAGGCTCGGCCACAAGCACGCGGCGACGGTGCAGGACATCGGCAGCGGGAAGACCCCGACCGTCCGCTACCGCACGATGGACGCCATCCGCGACCTCTACGAGCAGCTCTGGGACAGGCCCGGCGGCAACGCACGCAGCGCGTCGATCGCGAAGGCGAAAGGCTGGCTGCCGGCGCTCGCGTGGGACGACGACGTCATCGACGACCCGCGCTACCAGCCGGAGGACGTCCGCAGGGGCAGGATCGCCGGCGGCGGATACGGCGTCACCATCGAGGACATCGAGGAGGCCAGGGAGCAGGGCTACCGGACGGCGCAGCAGATCGGATGGAGGCTCGGACTGACGACGACAGCCGTCCAGCAGATCCTCCGCCTAGCCGGTCAGGTCGCGTCATGAACCTCGCGAAACTGAGGATAGACCCGATCCTGTACCGGCGGCTGTACGTCGAGCAGTGGGCAGATCAGGGGCACCTCGACGGCGGGTTCGCGGATCAGGCGCTGGTCGATGCGATCGTCCTCGTCGCCATCTGCAAGGCATCCGATCGCCAGCAGGTGATCCTCGCGAGGAACCTCGTCCATGACCACCGATGCCCGGACACGACATGGCACTGCGAAGCAGCCGACTCGTTGACCCTCGCACGTCACCGGAAGATGTTCCGGGGTCAAGGGCTGCGGATGCTCACCACGATCGAACACCTACTCAGAAGGAGACTCGATGAAGGGGTATGACGATTGGCGGCTCGCCAGCCCGCCCGAGGCTGATGAGGAGCAGATGCGGGCCGAATGCACCGAGGTCGACGACGACGACGACCCGTGCGACTTCGACGGCTGGGTCACCGCAATGGTCACCGATCAACTCACCACGTGGACATGCCCGAAGTGCGACGCCGAGCATGAGGACAACACGAGGGACAGGTTCGATGACTACTGAGGAGCATGAGGCGGCGATGTGCTCGATCGCCCTGTCGTTGATGGCCGCGGTCTTCGACCTCGCGGCGTCGGCCGGCGAGGCGATGTGGAGCATCAACCAGCTGCGGGGGGCGTCCGGTGAGTAGGGCGTGGCATTGCGACGGTCCCGGCTGCGACACGTGGACACGCGGCCTCGGACTCGACAACTGGGTCATGATCGTCGACGACGGACACTTCTGCGGCTGGGCCTGCCTCGCCGCCTATGCCGCGGGCAAGCCGTGGGTGCATACGGTGGAGGTGATCGTCAATGACTGAGAAGCGCCAGGACGAAATCGAACTGTGGAACGCATTCGGCGATGGAGCGCCGTACGAGTGGCCGCGGGATGCGGGCATCGCCCTCGGCATTCACCCCAAGCGAGTCGACTACCTGTGCTGGAAATGGGACCGGCAGGGACTCTACGACTACGGAGTGTGCAGGGATCTCGGATGGAAGGAGGAGCGATGACTGAGGGCAATCCGTTCGATGCCTGCCGTGTCGCTTACGAGCAGGGCAGGAGTGACGCACTGGCCGCTGCTCGGGAAGCGGTCGCCGATATCAACGGCAAGTGGGTCTTCGGCCCCCGCATCTACAAGCACGAGGCCATCCACGCTATCCGCCTGCTATGCAAGGGCAGCGAAACACGGCCACCGTTGCCTCCATCCGTTGGAGTGCCAGAAAGACGATGGACATGACTGAGCATCTACCGGAATGCCTAGTTCCTGACTTCGATAAGGGGCTATGGATTTGCGTTTGCAATCAGTTGCGTGCCTGCGAGGAGCGGGTCAGGAGTAGTCAACTGGTCGATGCGATTTTCCATGCACCCGACAGCGGCGCTCGCGCTTTCGTGCTGCAACGGATCACTGACGTATCCGGCGTCAGCGGCACCGGGATAGTGGCTTACGGCGCGGAGTTCCCTGACGGATGCGTGGCATTGCGCTGGGCCGGGGGTAACCCAACGTCAGTCGTGTTCCACGACAACGGTATTGCGTCTGTGCAAGCGATCCACGGCCACGGCGGGAACACGCAGATCGTGTGGACCTCCGAGGACATGGGGGAGCGTGCCGCCGAGATGGACGAATGTGAGCAGCGGGGCTACGACGCTGCTCTTGATGCTGTACAAGAAGCGGTGTACAAAGTAAGACTTCGTCCGGTTGTTGCAGGGCCAGTTATGTTCCGACGCGAAGACGTTCTATTCGCTATCGACGCATTACGGAAGGAACCCAATGACTGAGCATGAACCCGAGTGCCCATGCATTGACAAGGCGGAGCACCCTGACGGCTGCCTGTGCTGCGAGGTCGCCTCGCCCTGCATCTGCGACCGGCTCCGTGCCTGCGAGGAGCGGGTGCTTGATGCCGCACGGAATGCACTAGCGGCCCTAAGGGGCTGCATCGGCACTGACGGCAATGGGGATGGCACCGTGTCGGTAGAGAAGTTCAATGCCCTATCTGCTATCTACGCACTGAGAGAAGGAAATCAGCCGTGATCCATGACCGACGTTGCTACGCGAATGCTGATTGCGAGGCAAACGAAAACTATTTGTGTGACCTGATTGCCACAGTGCGCGAGGATGAGCGCGACGCTGCCGTTAATCGGGTGCAGGCGCTTACTTGGGACGTCACCTACTTTTCTGGAGTGGCGCAACTTGAATCCATCAGCCGGGCGAAGACCATCGCCGCGATCAAGGGAAATCAGCGATGACTGAGCATCTACCAGAATGCTGAGCAACCCATCTGAGCGATCCTCCAGCTTGGTGTATCTGCGACGAACTTCGGGCCTGCGAGCATCGGATCATTAGAGCAGAATCGCTGAGACTGGAGGCTCTGCATCACGACATGGCGAATTGGTCAAGCGCAGAAACGCAAGAGGCACTTACGGCGTTTCCAGAATTGACAGTGGATCAATGGCTGTGGGCGCAGAGGGGCGTTCGCCGGAGCGTGCAGGTATTGACGGAGGAGAAGCAATGACTAAGCATCTACCAGAGTGCCCGCGCATCAAGCCATGCTGCGATGACGAGGAGTTCCCCTTTGGCTTCTGCGGGAACTACGTCGGCCGCTGCCTGCACTGCATGGCCGAGTGCATATGCGACGCGCTACGGGCCTGCGACGCTCGGGTGCGCGAGGATCAGACCGATCGGTGCGTCGCTGCTTTCCACGATCGAATCAGCGACAGCGACCTCGACGACCTGATATCCGACGACGACAAGGACATCGCTGCCCAGGCGATCCGCAGCGCACCACGGGAGGACAACTGATGCCGATCCTCATTCCGACGGCCGGCGAGATCCAGCGGATGAGCAACCGTGAGCGGGCCGCCCACGCGAAACGGATCACGGAGATCCGCAGGCTCCTCACCGAATCCCTCACCCGCCTCGCCCTCGACGGGCTGGACCCGTTCCCGAGCCGTCGCGAAGTGCGGATGGCGAAGGCACGGGCAGCCGGATCGTCCGAGGCAGACCAGGCGCGGGCGATCCTCGCGACCATGCCACCGGACCCCGATGTCGAATGGCATCGGACCCTCCTCCAGACGGCACTCCAGTGAGCGAAACCCGATGCCCACGATGCGAGGCAGTGATGCACGAACTCGACTGCCTCGAATGCCTGGCGTACGACAGGATGCGGGCAGTCGTCCCACTGGTCGCCGATCGGGCCGCGACCCTCGACCCGTCCACCGCGACGCATTGCATCCGGGGGCACGAGTGGACGGAGGCGAGCACCCGCATCGACAAGCGGGCGAATCGGCCCAGCGCGTCACGTGTCTGCCGCACCTGCCACAACGAACGGCTTAAGGCAGCGAGGGCGAAACGGAGGGCGGAGACGACTCAGCCCCGAGAGCCGGGGGCTGATCGGGGCCGGGCCGCGCCAACCGGGAGGATGACAAGCACAAACCTACCAGCAGGAGGCACGACATGACGCAGCATCGTAAGCATCGCGGCTACCAGAGTCAGCGGATCGTCGCCGACTGGTTCACCGTCAACGGCTGGCCGTATGCCGAACCAGTCGGTGCCGGCCGGATGGGCAGTGACGTCACGGGGATGCGAGGCATCGACATCGAGGTCAAGGCGAGGCGTGGATTCGACCCCCTCTCCGCGATGAGGCAGCAAGCCGACCGCGCCGCCCACGGCGACCTGGCATTCGCGATCCTCAGAATGGACGGCCAAGGACCAGCGGTCATCGGGTCATGGCCCGTCATCATCCGACTGGATACGCTAACCGAACTTCTCCGAGCCGCCGGCTACGGAGACACGCAGGAAACGACAACCGGGAGAACAGAATGGAATACGAGCAGTTCCTAGCGCGTAAAGCGCAGTTGCAGAACGCGGGAGGATTCGAGCCGAACGACCTGCCCGAGCATCTCTTCCCATTCCAGCGGGCACTCGTCGAGTGGGCGGTGCGTCAAGGTCGGGCCGCGATATTCGCCGACTGCGGACTGGGCAAGACACCGATGTCGCTCGCCTGGTCAGAGCAGGTCACGAGGCACACCGGCAAGCCCGTCCTCTTCCTCACACCCCTCGCCGTCGGCTTCCAGATCGTCAAGGAAGCCGGCAAGTTCGGGCACGACGCCGCGATGTCCCGCAATGGCAAAGTATCCGCACCGATCACCGTCACCAACTACGAGCAGCTGTCGAAGTTTGACTGGAACGACTTCTCAGGGGTCGTCTGCGACGAGTCAAGCATCCTCAAGAGCTTCGACGGGGCCACGAGATCCGCCGTTACAGAGTTCATGCGCAGGCTCCCCTACCGGCTCCTCGGGACCGCTACGGCCGCCCCGAACGACTGGATCGAACTAGGAACCAGCAGCGAGGCACTCGGCGGGCTAGGGCACATGGACATGCTGAGTCGATTCTTCACCAACAAGCTCCGCACCACGTCAAGCCGTGGACGCGGGATGCAAGGCGATCAAGTGGAGTGGAGGCTCAAGGGGCACGCGGAGCAACCGTTCTGGCAATGGGTGTCGACGTGGGCCAGGGCGACCCGCAGGCCGTCCGACCTCGGATTCGACGACGGCAACTATGTCCTCCCATCGCTGCGGACACGGCAGACACTCGTCGAAGCGAACCGGCCGGCCGACGGCACCCTGTTCGACGTACCCGCGAAAGGACTAAGAGAGGAACGGGAGGAAAGCCGGCGCACCCTCGTCGAGCGCTGCGAAGCGGCAGCGGCATCCATCGCAGACGCCGACACGTCCGTGTCATGGTGCCACCTCAACGACGAAAGCGCGACGTTGACGAAACTGATCCCCGGCGCGGTCGAAGTGTCCGGCGCCGACTCGCCGGAGTCGAAGGAGGAGAAGCTCATCGCGTTCACCAACGGCGAGATCCGAGCACTCGTCACGAAGCCCAAGATCGGGGCGTGGGGATTGAACTGGCAGCACTGCCACCGGATGACGTACTTCCCGAGCCACTCCTACGAGCAGTGGTACCAGGCGGTTCGCCGATGCTGGCGCTTCGGCCAGACCAAGGACGTCATCGTCGACGTCATCGCGACCGAGGGGGGCCGCAACGTCCTCGCGAACCTAGAGAGGAAATCGACGCAAGCCGACGAGATGTTCAGCCAGCTCGTCGCCCACATGAACCAAGCCAGAGACATAGAGATACGAAACTACGATCAGGAAATCGAGGTACCGGCATGGCTGGCGTCCTAGACCAACAGATAACCGACAGGTTCGCGATATACAACGCGGACGCCCTCGACGTGATGGCAGCGATGCCGGACGCGTCAATTCACGGATCCATCTACTCCCCGCCGTTCGCCGGACTGTACATCTACTCCAGCAACGACAGGGACGTGTCCAACGCCCGCGACTACGCCGAGTTCCGGGAGCACTACGGCATGTTCGTGAAAGAACTCCACCGGCTTACCCTCCCCGGACGTACGACGGGCGTACACGTCGCGCCAGTGCCATCGTCGAACTCGGGGACCGATTCACTGTTCGACTTCCCTGGCGACGTCATACGGCTCCACGAGGCCAACGGCTGGGACTGGATCGGACGCTATGCGATATGGAAGGAACCACTCGCCGTACGGAACCGCACCATGCAGCACAACCTCTCGCACCGCACCATCGTCGAAGACGGGGCAATGGGCGGTGTCGCATCCGCCGACGAACTCCTCATCTTCCGCAAGCACGGCGAGACGACGCAGCCAGCAGTCCACCCGACGGGACTGGACTACTACGCGGGCAGCGAGGAAGTGCCCGGCGACCTCCACAAGTTCCGCAACTGGACCGGGAAGCAGACAGAGAACCGGTACTCTCATTGGATCTGGAGGCGCTACGCAAGTTCGGTGTGGGATGACATCCGGCCGGGGCACGTCCTGCCGTTCAGGGACTCAAGGGATCCAGACGACGAGAAGCACGTACACCCGCTACAGCTCGACGTCATAGCGCGGTACGTGCAACTGCGGACGTCACCCGGTGAGCGTGTCCTCACCCCGTTCCTCGGGGTCGGCTCGGAAGTGTTCGAGTCGGTCAGGCTGGGCAGGATCGGCATCGGGATCGAACTGAAGCCGTCGTACTACGTGCAGGCGGTTCGCAACATGGCCCTCGTCGACGAGGTGCTCGTAATGGAAGATGACCTATTCAGCGACACGACAACCGGGAGCACTAATGAGTGAGCACGTGAAATTGGATGGCGATTACCTGAATGCAGCGATCGAGCTGCGGCAGATCGCCGAGATAAAGAAGAACCTCGCCCCGATCGAAGCCGAATGCAAGCGCATCATCGAGGCATACCTCAACATCGGGGAGCGGGGCGTCACGCCCGACGGGGAGGAGATCATCACCGTCCGGGCCGGTGCACGCAGATTCGATGCCGGACTGGCTGCCGACAACCTGCCGAAGGAAGTCCTCGCCCAGATCACCACCCTCCAGGTCGACCCGCAGCGGGCCAAGACAATCCTCGCACCCGCCCTCTACGACCTCTGCTGCACCGAGAACAAGCCGTCAGTGATCGTCCTATGATCGTCATCCTCTGCAGGGCGTGCCGGCTACCCATGACGACGATCGGGGCCAGCAGGCTGCACGCGACCTGCGACATCGACCCCGACATCCTCGCGACCGAACTGTTCGGCATCATCGAGCAGGCGATCGCCCAGCAGCCCCGCACGTTGCAGACGTCGATCGGGCCGTCGGAGATCGGCAACCCCTGCGACCGCCGCATCGGATACAAGCTCGCCGGCACCCAGCCAGTCAACGGCGTCGGCGCCGTGAACTGGAAGGCGTTCGTCGGGACCGCCGTGCACGAGATCCTCGCCGACATCATCGGCCGGGACGAACTCCGCAACCTCGAAGCCGAAGACTTCACCGCGACCCGGTGGCACGTCGAGGAACGGGTCAAGCCCGGCATGTCGATCAACGGAGTCGACGTCGAAGGGAGCTGCGACCTGTTCGACGCAGCAACCGGCACCGTCTGGGACTGGAAAACCACCACCCGCAACAAGATCCGGGAGCAGTACCGCCCCCACGGCGTCGGCGACCAGTACGTAGTACAGGCCCACCTCTACGGCGCAGGATGGGCCGCCCAAGGGTTCGACGTCCGCACCGTCGGCGTCATCTTCCTCACCCGCGACGCAGAGTTCACCGACCGCCACGTCTGGCACGCCCCATTCGACCCCGCACGGGCGAAAGCCGCCCTCGAACGGGTACGGAACATCTCCAACGCGATCACCGGACTGGGTGCGAACCTCGCGATCCCGCTCCTCGACACCGCACCCGCATACTGCCGATTCTGCCCCTACTACCAGCAGAACGGCTCCAACGATTCCCGATCCTGCGCGGGAAACTTCACCGACAAGCAGGAAACACCAACACTCACACAAGCGATCGGAGCATGACATGAGCGCAATAGCAGACGCACTGGCATCCGGCGGCACCTACCTCAAGTGGGAGCACCCAGGCACCACATACACCGGCATCATCACCGACGTCACCATGAGGCAGTCACGCAAGTACGAGTCGACCGACCTCGACACGTGGGACGACGGCACCCCGAAGATGCAGGTCGTCGTCACGTTGGCGACCGACTACCGCGACCAGGCGCAGCAGGACGACGACGGCACCCGCATGATCTCAATCAACCTGTGGAGCGGGCAGAAGAAGGCACTGGTCGCCGCGTGCAAGGCGGCCGGAGTCACCGAGCCGCAGATCGGGCAGCGGTTCACCGCGACGCACGTGTCCGGCATCGGCAACGCGAAAGCCCCCCGCGTGTTCGAGTACGCGCTCACGGCCGGGCCGACAGGTGTCGCAGCCGTCCTCGACGTCGAGCCGGCCGCAGCACCCGCACCCGCAGCACCAGGGGCAGCGAATCCGGTGGAGACGGCGAAGCAGCTCCTCGCCGCAGGACTCTCGACTCAGGAAGTCGCCACCGCGTCGGGCCTGCCGGAGACAGTGGTCGCCGCCCTCGCCAACATGACGGCACCATTCTGATCCAGTGGGCGACGGTTCGAGGAGGCGGATAGCACTCCTCGGGCGGACAACGTCGGGAAGGCCGTCGCCCACTGCCTGTCTATCGGTAGACACCACCTGTCTAGTGGTGGATATCCAGCAGTAGACACAAAGTGTCTACCGATAGGCAGCAAATTGCATGAGGCAACGAGGCAACGTCGTACACGGCTAGACAGAAACTGTCTAGCAGTGGATATCCAGCACTAGACACAACCTGTCTAGTACTGGATACCACCACTAGACAACACGAAATATTGGGACACACACCGGGAGAGAGAGAATGCGCCATGACGACGATCACCGAGATACTCACGAATGAAGGGCCGGCCGAAATCGCCGCCCAGATCGCGAACCTCGGCGGATACGTCAAGAGCAAGCCATCCAAAGGCGGCCGACGCCAATGGGTCATCCAATGCCCCCACCCCGCGCACCCAGACCTCAACCCATCCGCGACCCTCGCCGAGGCCATCGACGGCACCGCACTCATGTACTGCTTCGGCGGCAGCTGCAGCAGCAAGCCCTCAGACGTCTGGTTCCGCGAATCAACCCAACGACTCCGCGACCGCCAGCAGTTCATCCCAGCGAAGCCACGATCAAGCAGCTCGGGGAGCAGCAGCGGCGGCATCGAGGTCGCTACATACGTGTACCACGACACGGCCGGCAACACGTTCCACAAGATCCGCTACGACCTCGGCGGCGGCCACAAGAGATTCCAATGGCGCACCGTCAAAGGAGCGACCTACATCGTCGGACTCCTCAACACCGCCATCGAAGACCTCCTCCCCTACGGCAGCGAACACCTAGCCGACAGGCCAGGTCAACCAGTCCTCTGGGTCGAAGGGGAGAAGGACGCCGACCGCGCCCACCAGCTCGGACTCCTCGCCCTCTCCAGCGCAGGCGGAGCCGCCGGGCCACTCCCCGACCTGTCAATGCTCACCGGCCGCGTCGTCAAGATCATCGCCGACCGCGACCCCGCAGGACTCCACCACGCCCAGCAGGTACTCGCCGCGATCAAGCCCTACGCATCCGAATACTCACGCATCGTCGGCCCAGCACCACGACAACGCGGATCAGACCTATCCGACCACCTCGACGCCGGCCACACCATCAACGACCTCGAAGAAGACCCCAACGCCGCCGACACCATCGAACCCCCAACAGACGACACCCAAGACCCCAGCCCATACGACTCAGCCGTCCAACGCAGGTTCGCTGAACTCCGCATCAACGAAGACGCCAAACTGCTCCTCGCCGCCCACAAAGCCGGGGAAGCCCACCCACTCGACGCCATCAACCTCACCGAGTTCCTCACCCAGCCGGACGAAACCGAGCAATACCGCGTCACCGGACTGTGGCCCTCCCAAGGACGCATTCTTCTCGCAGCAGCAGCAAAATCAGAGAAGACCACCACCATCGTCGGCAACCTCCTCCCCTCCCTCGTCGACGGCCGCGCATTCCTCGGCGAGCACTCCACCCAGCAAGTCACCGGACAGGTCGTCTACCTCAACATGGAAGTCGGCGAACGCATCATCCGCAACTGGATGCGCCGCGCCGGCATCATCAACACCGACCAGGTCAGCGTCGTCAACCTCCGAGGCAAGGCATCCGCCCTCACCCTCGCAACCCAGCAAGGCCGCCAACGATTCGCAGCATTCCTCCGCAGCCAACAAGCCGAAGCAGTCATCCTCGACCCCCTCGCCCCGCTCCTCGCCACCCTCGGACTCGACGAGAACTCCAACACCGACGTCGCCCTGTTCTTCTCCTGGTGGAGCGAGACACTCGGGCTAGCAGACGTCACAGACGACCTCGTCGTCCACCACACCGGGCACGCAGGACAGCGATCACGCGGAGCCAGCAGGCTCCTCGACGAACCAGACGCCATCTGGACACTCACCAAAGGACTCGGAAGCGACCCAGCAGAAGACGACCCATTCAACACCACCCAGCCACGATTCCTGTCCGCATACGGCCGCGACGTCGACCACCCCGAAGAAGGACTCGACTACGACCCGGACACCGGACACCTCGCATTCAACGGACAGAACAGGTCACAGACCAAAGCCATCAGCAGGACCAACCAGATCGCCGACATACTCAACGACCAACTCCCCAGATCCGTCAACCAGATATGCCAGGCAGTAGGCGGCGACCGCAACAAGACCTATGCAACCGTCAAGAAGATGGTCGAGGACGGGTCGCTATTCGAGGTGTCGAAGAGCAAGAACGGACACCCGCTCTACGTCATCGACACCACCAAATGACCACCCAAAGGGGTGTGTATTCCATGTGTATTCTCAATACACACCCATGTGTATGTATTCCCTTTAGGGAATACATACATACACACTGCCCGAATACACACCCCCATGAGTGATCCATGGCTCCGCTCCATGCTCATCGACAAGGGCGTCCTCTCCGAAGCTGGACTCACCCGCAACGCTGGAATACGAACATGCCGAACCTGCCGACAACACTGCCTAGCTGGGATCGCGATCACCGGACTCGACACCTGGCTCGACCCCCGACAACTCCACCCGGCCGGCGAACTCCAAGCACTCCTCGACTGCCGGCGAACGTTCTCCCTCTACGCCCGCAAGCAGCTCGTCCCCCGCGACCACCACTGGATCCGCGACTACCCAGCCGGCCACCCGCAACGGCCCACGTTCGCGACACACACCTGCGGCCAACCCATCCCCACCACCTGGACAATCAAGGAAGGAACACCATGACCGAACGCATCACCGCGATCGAAGCCGCCGACCACCTCGGCGTCAGCCTCAACCAGATACGGCAACTCACCTTCCAACGTAAACTCATTGTCACCGGCAAGCGAGGGCGCACCGTCCTCTACGACCTCGACGCCATCCAGGCGTACCATCGAACCAACCGCAAAGGAGACACAACATGCCAGACATCGACGACATCCGCGCCACCGCCGAGCGAATCAGCGGAAACCCGAGCAGCGGGTCTATACGACTATTCATTGACGATCTGATCACCGCCCTCAATGACAACACCCAGCCGGAAGACAGCGACGGCAGCCCCGTCACGGAGCGACGTGAGCAGCCGCGACTCCAGTAAACCCAGACGCTTCCCGATCCCCTGCCTTGACTGCGGCCGGCTCCACACCCGCGCCGTCTACTGCGAAATACACGAACGACCCACGCTGTACCGAGGCAGATACCGGCGCGAAGCCGCATACGTCCGCGCCACCGCCATCACCTGCCACATCTGCGGCAAGGGGGCCGACGCAACCGACCCCTGGACAGCCGACCACGTCACCCCCGGCGACCCCGACAGCCCCCTCCAGGCCGCACACCGATCATGCAACTCACGACGAGGAGACAAATGACCACCCAACGCGCACACGCGCACCAAAAAACCGGGGGGCCGGTCCAGACTGCGTCCCAAACCGCTCAGCCGATAC